CTGGCTGGTCCCGAGTGGAAGGAAACTCAATGCCAGTCATTCGCGGCAACCCGACCGACGGCATCCCCAGCAACGTGTTCACCAAGGGCTCCGCCCTGGCTAGCAACGACTTCGCTGGTCAGTGCGTGGTCGGGTCGCTGGCCATCGACACCGCCGCCGGCAAGCTGTACATCTGCACGGCCACCAACGGGACGACCACCTCGACGTGGATCGCAGTGGGGGCGCAGACGTGATCCTCGACAGACACTGGTGGAAGACCACTGATGGGCGGCTCGTGCCCGACGGCGACCCAGCCGCGGCGATCCTCGCCTACCCGCGGTACACCGAGATCCCGGATGCGACCGCGGAACGGTTGGGCATCGTCGCCGGAGTGCCGAAGTCGAAACCGGCGCCAGCGAACAAGGCCCGCGCTAAGGCATCGGACAAGTAGATGGCGCTCGGTGACCCGTACGCGACGCCCGTCGACCTCAAGGCGCGGTTCGACATCACGCCCTCAGACACGGTCGACGACACCCGGTTGGGTGAGGCGCTGGCCAGCGTGTCCCGGGAGATCGAGGCGTACTGCGAGCGGCAGTTCAACACGGACGCCTCGGCTACGGCACGGGTGTTCCGGCCGCGTAGCTCCGGCGTGGTGGTGGTCGACGACTTCCACACCACAACCGGCCTGGTGGTCGCCACCGATGAGGACGGCGACGGGGTGTACGAGACCACCTGGGACGCTGCGGACTACCAGTTGGAGCCGCTGAACGGGATCGTGTCCGGTCAGTCGGGCTGGCCGTTCCGGCGCATCGTCGCGGTCGGATCACGGCCGTTCCGGTGCGACCGGCGGCCGTCCGTCCAGGTCACCGCCGAGTGGGGGTGGGCTGCGGTTCCCGCTCCGGTCAAAGAGGCGTGTCTGATCAGCGCGGCCGAGATGTTCAAGCTCGGTGACGCCCCGTTTGGGGTCGCTGGATTCGGTGAGTTCGGCCCCGTGCGGGTGCGGATGAACAGCCGTGCGCAGAGTCTGTTGGCGCCGTACCGGCTTCACCCGGTGCTGGTGGCGTGATGGCAGCGACCATCGACCAGATCATGGCCGGCATCAAGGCCCGGCTTGACACGATCGCCAGTCTGCGCGCTTACGACTACGCGCCGGACAACCCGGTGATCCCGAAGGGCGGCGCGGCGGCGTTCCCCTTGGTGCCGGCGATCCCGTCGTACCGGGAGACGATGCGCCGCGGCACGTACACGATCCCGTTTCAGGTCGCGTTGCTGACCGGGTCACAGCTTGACCGAGTGGGTCAGCAGCGTCTTGCCGCCTACGCATCCCCGACGGGCACTGATTCGGTGCGGGAGGCGATCGAGGGTGACAAGACGTTGGGCGGCCTCGCCCACGACACCATCGTCGACTCGTTCGACCCCAACGGCCTGCAGGAGGTCGGCCTGGTCCCGTACTACGGCGGGACCTTCGCCGTCCGCGTCATCGCGTCAGGAGAGTGAGCATGCGAGTCGAGGTGATCGGGCCGCTGCGGGTGGCCGGCGCGCGTAAGGGCGAGGTCGTCGACCTGGACCCGGCTGCGGTCAACGTTGCGGCGCTGGTCGAGGGTGGGCACGTCAAGGTGCTGCCGGAGCCGAAGAAGAGGGCTGACCGGTGACCAGCTTCGCACTCACCGACGCCACGACCTGGGTCAACGGCTACGACTTCACCGGCGACACCAACCAGGTCAGCCTGAACGCCACGGCTGAGGAGTTGGACGCGACACCGTTCGGCGCCGGGTTCCGGGTCCGCCGGGCCGGTCTGCGTACCGTGACCGCGCAGTTGGCCGGATTCTGGCAGTCCGCGCTTTCGGGTGCGGTCGACCCGGAGGCGTTCCCTGACCTTGGTGTGGCCGATCGGGTGGTGACGATCGCCCCGTATTCGGTGGAGACGACCACCGCCTACCTGTTCCAGGGCGGCAAGTTCTCCTACCAGGCGTTCGGTCAGGTTGGCGCGATGACGCCGTTCAGCCTGGGCATGTCGGGCACCAACGGTGTCGGGCTGATCCGCGGCCAGGTCGCGAAGGCCAAAGCCGACGTGTCGGCGGTCGGGGCGACCGGGACGGGAGTGCAGCTCGGCGCGGTGGGCGTGGGTCAGTACCTGTACGCCAGTCTGCACGTGTTCGCCGCTGGTACGACGATCACGGTTGATGTGGAGTCCGCGCCGGACGACACGTTCGCCGCCGCCACCTCGCGCGGCACCATCGGCCCGGTCACGACCGCCGGCGGGGTGTGGATGGCCCGCGTGGTCGGTCCGATCACCGATGCCTACTACCGGTTCAACGTCACCGCGGTCACCGGCACGTTCTCGATCGCCGGCGCCATCGGTATCGGCTCGTAACCTGCTCAATCTCCGTCAAGCCTCGTCCCAACCCGGGCGGGGCTTTCGTGTTCCCTGGGGGGATTCATGGCCTCGTTCGCGTTCAAGGACGCTTCCGTTGTGCTCAACTCGGTCGACCTGTCCGCCCATGTGCGGCAGGTGACCCTCAACGTGTCCGCCGACGAGCTGGACGACACGGCGATGGGCGACACCTTCCGCTCGAAGATCGGCGGGTTGAAGGACTGGTCGGTCAGTCTGGAGTTCAACTCCGACTTCGACGCGGGCGCCATCGACGCCACCCTGTGGCCGCTGCTGAGCTCCACTGCCACCATCGCGATCAAGCCGACGTCGGCCGCCCCGTCGCCGACGAATCCGCTCTACTCCGGCCCGGTGCTGGTGTCGCAGGTTAACCCGATCGGCAACTCGGTCGGCGACCTGGCCACCGTGTCGGTGCAGTGGCCGGGCGCGGGGACGCTGAGCCGCACCACCGCCTGATGGCGCTGTCTATCCGCACCACCGGTGGGGAGCATCTGGCCAGCCTGCGGCAGGTGCTGCGGGAGACAGGCAACAAGGGCCTCGGCAAGCAGATGGGGCGCGCGCTCAGGCGTGCGACGGTGCCGCTGGGCAAGGCCGTGCGCGCCGAGGTGCCGAAGGCTGTGCCGTCCGGGTACGCGCCGCTGCTGTCCAAGAGCCTGCGGTTCCGTACGGCGGTGCGGTCACAGCGGGATACGGCGCGCGTCGAGTGGCAGGTCCACGCCGTCGGCAAGCAGGAGAAGCGGGATCTCCCGAGCCTCAACCGGGGCACCCTGCGCCATCCGCTGTTCGGCAACCGGCACCACTGGTACGCGCAGAAGGTCCGCCGTGGCGTGGTGGACCGGCCAGCGGACAGGCTGATGCCGGACGTGCGTCGGGAAATGGACGCGGTCATCGACTCGGTGGCCGATCAGATCACGAGAGGCTGACATGGGGCTGCGCTTCCGTTTCCGGTTCGCGTCAGAGGACCACGAGCGCTACGGCGACCAGTGGTGGACGTTCAACGAGGCTGACCTGGCCCGCATGCGATCCCGCGAGCTGATCGCCATCGAGCGGGAGCTGCGGGCCGAGCTGGGGATCAACGTGTACGACGCCGTCATGAGCTTGCGTCAGGCACACAGAGAGGCCACGGCCGCGACGTTGGCGCTGATGTGGATCGCCCGCCGGATGGCCGGGGTGGTCGAACCGCTCAGTGAGTTCGACCCGATGGTGCTGGCAGCTCGTTCGGAGGAGCTACCGGAGGGCGACGATGCCGACCCCCCGGTGCGGACCTCCTCGCCCTCGCCGGAGAGCTCGGGAGCGTAGAGGCGCTGCTTGACCAGGTTGGCCCGGTGTTTTCCCGCACCTATGTGGCGATCTCACCTGTGGTGTTGCGGGAGATGACGTTGCGGGAGATCCACGCGCACCTGATGCCTCTCGTGCCCGCCGATGAGAAGGCGGCGTTGATGGCACAGCATCCAGCACTGCGGGGAGGTGGCCATGCCTGACAAGCGCGACATCCTCATCCGGCTACTCGGCGAGGAGACCGTCTCCCGCATGGCCGGCAAGGCCGGTGACGGGCTGGACAAGCTCGGCGATTCCCTCGACGCGACAGAGAAGGACGCGAAAGACCTCGACCGGCAGATAGCCGAGGTGGAGGGGTCGCTCAAGGCCCTCGCGGTTGCGTTCACGCGCACCCAGGACGAGGTTGACCGGGTCGACCTGACGAAGGCGATTCGCCGCCAGCAGGCCGAGCTGCGCAAGCTGACCAAGGCCCGCGACTTGCTGCCGGACTTCGGCGAGGCCGGAGTGGAGGCCGCCGAGCGTTTCGGAATCCAGTTTGTGCAGCGCGTGGGGCCGCTGGTCGCTAAGGCGCCGCTGGGTCCCGCGGGCGCCGCGCTCGGCGTCGCTATGGCTGCGTTCTTCACGCCGATCCTGTCTGCCGGGGTGGCCGGGGCGGTGCTCGGCGGTGTCGGTGCCGGTGGTGTGATCGGCGGCATCGCGCTGGCGTCGAAGGACTCGCGAGTCCAGGCCGCCGGCAAGGGGCTCGGCGAGGCCGTGATGGGCGACCTTGAGGAGTCCGCCGGCCGTTTCGTGCAGCCCACCATCCAGGGCATCGGCATCATCCGCTCGGCGTGGGATGACGTGTCCGACGACGTGGACGGTGTGCTGGCTGCGGCGTCGAGGTTTGTGGTGCCGCTGGCCCGCGGTATCGCTGACGCTGGCCGAAGGCTTGCACCCGCCTTCCGTGAGGCGGCGGAAGCGGCCGAGCCGATTATCGACGAGTTCGGCGAGGGGATACCTCGGGTAGCCGATGCCCTCGGCGACGTCATGGAGGATTTCACCGACGACGCCGACGAGGGCGCGTCCGCGATCCGGTTCCTGTTCATGGTCGTCGAGGACGGTGTGCGGGTCGTCGGCGGCGCGGTTCATGCGTTCGCGCAGATGTACCGGGGCGTGCTCAATGTCGCTGACGCCGGGGTCACGGTCCAGGAGACGCTGCTGGGCTGGAATCCGCTGTTTAAGGGCACGATCGCTGAGGGCCGCCGCAAGGTCGACGAGTTGAAGGCCGCGCTGGATACTGCGGGCACCGAGGGCGCCGATGCGGGCACCAAGATCGAGGGCGGGCTGCGCAAGGTCGACTCATCTGCGGCCGATGCAGCCACCGAGGTCGAAACCCTCGCCGAGATGATCGACCGGCTGACCGGTGAGGCTATCGACTCTGAGCGTGCCACCATCGCCCTTGAGGAGGCGATCGACCGGGCTGCCGAGGCGGCGAAGGATGGTGCAGACAAGGGCATCAACCCGAACACGGAGGCGGGCCGGCGTAACCGTGAGGCGCTGCTGGGGATCGCTGAGGCTGCGAAACGCGCGCATGACGCGACCCTGACGCAGACCGGCTCGCAAGCGCAGGCTACGGAGGCGACCGAGCGGGGCAGGAAGAAATTCCTCGAGGCCGCGGACGCGATGGGTGTCGCCGAGGACGAGGCGATCACGCTCGCCAACAAGCTGTTCGGCATTCCCAGCGTGAAGCCGACGGTTGATCTGGACACCGAAGCGGCGAAGCGGAAGGCCCGCGACATCCAAGCCCGGATCGACCGGATCCACGGCAAGACGGTCGACATCATTGTCCAACCGAAGGTGGGTCAGGGTAGCGACCTCGGGGTGGGCGGCATTCCCATGTCCCACGGTGGCCCGGTAATGGGGCCGGGGCCGCGGGGTGTCGACTCAGTTCGGACGGTTCTTGCTCCTGGTGAGTGGGTGTTGACCACGCAGGACGTTGACGCGGCGGGTGGGCCTGCGGGCGTGCGGCGGCTGTTGGCGGCTCTACGGGGGGGGCAGCCCTCCTCGCCAGCTACGACAGGCACCGCCACCATCTCGCAGGCAATGAGCCCGGTGCAGGTCGTCGAGGGTGACACGCACGTGTATGTGGAGATCGACGGCCAGCAGTTGGAGGGCCGGATCACGCGGGTGGTGCGTGACCGTGACCGGCAGCTCAAGCGCCAGGCTATGGCAGGAGCGGGGAGGCGCTGATGGCTCTCACGCTCACCTACGACGCGCAGTTATCCCGCGTGCGGGTCGCCGCGTCGGCGCTGTCCGTCTCGGCCGTGTCGGCGACGGTCGAGCGCAGCACCGATCAGGTGCGATGGTCGACGGTGCGCGGCGCGGGCAGCCTCGCCGTGTCCGGGCAGGGCGCGAGCGTCGACGACTACGAGTTCGCTGCCGACGTTGCGGACTACTACCGGGTGACCGCCTATGACGTGGGCGGCGCGCAGACCGATCAGGTGACGGGGGTCATCGCACCGGCACTCACGCAGGTGTGGCTCAAGAGTGTGGCGCGGCCGTTCCTCAACCGGCCGGTGGAGGTCAGGGATTTCGGCGAGATCCGCCGTCCGTCGCGGACCGGCACGTTCGAGGTGGTAGGCCGCAGCTTCCCGGTCGCGGTGACCGACGTGCGCGGGTCGAAACGGTGGAATCTAACGCTGAACACTCGCACACCGGAGGAGTCCGACGGAGTGGACCTGATCACCGCCTCCGGGGACATCCTGCTCGTGCACGTGCCCGCCACCGGGCGGCTGTCGGCCGTTCCCGGCGGGTATGTGGCGATCGGGGACACCACCGAGGTCGTGCCGCCGACGGCCGACCTGATGCTGCGGATCCACACCCTGCAGTGCACGGAGGTGGCCGCACCCGGCCCGGATGTGGTCGGGGCGACGAGCACCTGGCAGACGGTGGTCAACACGTATGCCACGTGGGCGGACGTGCTGACCGCGCATGCGACGTGGGCGTCGGTGCTGGAGCTGATCGGCTCGCCGACGGATGTGATCACTTCATGAGGCCGGTCAGCGAGCGGTTCCTTCGTACTGTGCGGGGTAGTCACACGATGACGGCACGCGCCCGGGTGGTGGTGCCCGGCCAGACCGGCACCGACCCGACCGGGACCGTGATACCGATCCTCGGCGGGGATGTGCAGCTCAATGGTCGGGCGGATGTCCGCTCGGCCCTGCAGCTCACCACCGAGGGCAGCCTATGGCCGATCTGGGCATCAGACCCGCTGGCGCCGTACGGCAACGAGGTGTTCGTCGAGCGCGGCGTCCAGTACGGCAACGGCGTCACCGAGTGGGTCAGCCTCGGCTATCACCGGATCAACACGCCGGAGCAGGACGACGCCCCGGACGGGCCGATCATCATCCAGGCACAGGACCGCATGTCCGGCATCGTGGACGGGCGGCTGCCCGC